TCGCTATTTGTGCCGCAGTTATAGTGTTCCCAGCAATCTTTGCGGCTGTTACCGCTAGGTTCGCTATTGCTGCTGTATCTACTGCATTATCTGCTAATTCGGAAGATCCAATAGCATTAGACGCTATTTGAGTTGCAGTTAAGGAATTATCTCCAATTTTCGCACCAGGAATGTCACCATCAGATAAATTTAATTTTGCATAAGTTACATTTGCATCAAGAATTTTAACTGTAGTAACTGCATTACTAGCAAGCTTGTCTGCTGTTACATTTAGATCAGTTATTTTTGCTGTTATAACTGCATTAGTAGCTAAAGCTCCTGAATCAACTGCATTATCTGCTAATTCACTTGCCCCAATAGCATCAGCAGCAATTTGTGTCGCAGTAATAGTATTATTTGCTATCTTTGCAGCCGTTACATTCAAGTCAGTAATACTTGCTGTCGTGACCGTATTCGCACCAAGAGTACCTATCGCCGAACCTGGGATACTTCCAGCATCAATTAAGGCAACACCTTTCTCAACTAACGATTTAGCTGTGATTCGTTTTGTTTCCGACGCACTGCTATCTACAACAGCTAATTCGTCTGCCGCCGCCAAATCTGCTTCAGCTAAAGCAGGTAATTGACTTATTTTTAGATCAGCCATTTAACTCAAGGAGTTTAGGAACAGTTTACTTGTCTTATACATTATGTCGCATCATTCTCTAATACTAATTTCTCACCATCTTCTTGATAGATGAAGTCACCTGTAGCATTCGTGGAATTACCCTCCCCGTCGTTAGTCTCTTGTAATAAGAAATAAGGAGTAGCACCAACTCTTAACTGAAATTCTCCAGATGTAACGAACTCAATCTGAGTCTTTACTATCCCCACATTTGGAACAGTAACAGAGCAATTTGTGATCTGTGCCTCACATTCATACCAAGCATTATTTGCTGATGCAGCAGATTCTCTATACAAAAAGAAACGACCCAAGAAATCAGCACCTTGCTGTACCCGTAAAATCAAACGAGCCAAATAGAACGAAAACTCTTGATCCGCTGAATAATCTTGATCGGTTGTGACATATCTGTGTTCCCAGTGACAGGTCATTGAACCTTGCCCTGAAATCAATCCTGCATCATATCTACGTTTGAATGTATCTCCTAATTGGTTGATTTCTACTTGATCTCTTTGTGTCGTAAACTCATATTCTTCAATTCTTGCTAATGGCTTATAAGACGGATTCCTAACCTTAACTTTTATTTCTTGCGAAGCTGAAGGTACAACCAAAGCTAAAGCATTTGTTTTTGTCCCGCCTACAGCAAGAGCAAAACTCGTATATAAACGTATCCCCCCAATATCATCAACATGAACAAACCAAGTACCATCTCTTGCTGAATGACCTGATACAAGTTCTAAATTTCCAGTTCCATCTGTCCTTTCAATATCTAATCTGTCACCAGTAATAATTGTTCCAACCTTATAACTAAACGAAAACCTTTTACGAGAAGTATTAACATCAGAAACTCGCAAAGTTGACTGCAACGAAGCATCCATAGATGTTCGTTGTAACTCAATAAAACCACCAGTGCCTAAATAAACAGGCATTTATAGATCCATTACAGAAGGAGCATCAGCAGCCTCAAACGAAACATCAGCACTAAATATTTCGCCTTGTGCGCTTGACATTGCTATAGAAGTAATAATAGCCGTAAATTTTATTTCCTTATAAACCCCTTCGTGATCATTTATTCCAAATTGCAGTGAAACCGTTTCACTAACAGCACCTCCAGTTTTTATTAATTTACCAATGAGATACTTTGCTCTTATATCTATATCAGTAGCACCATTTGCTGAGTAATAAGCAATAGTAGCACTACCAGAAAGACTACGAAGTCCACCTACTAACTTTCGATCTCTATCACCAAGAGTCGTAACATCTATAGTTTCTTGATTTGACGTGAAGCTAAATGAAGTGACTTTCGCCACCTTCACTTCATCAATCTGCATTTCGCCATCAGAACCTGAATAGTAGCCCACAACAATCTCTAAGTTAAACAGTCATTCTATTCTAAGGGGAATCGAGGCAAGCAACAAATTTACATTCAACATTGCTAAGACCATGATAAGAACTTGTTACTTGTGGAGGACCATCATAACGCCATCTTAAAGCATATCTTTGCTCTCCAGAAGAATATTCTAATAGATAATTATTCAAATCAGCATCGAGTACACCTACTCTTGACTCGCTACTCATGCGTATAAAGTCCCAATTACCATTCACGTCTTCATAGTTCTTTAAAATCAAAACAGCATCAGAATCAGGAATATTAGAGAAACCAAGAGTTAACTTTGCATTAACTCGTCTATTACCAAAACGAATATTTGTCTTTGTCCCATCTAAAGATTCAAATGTAGTACTTGGATATTCTCCTGGGCTGTAACTCCTAGAAGAAGGCTTGATAGGAGGGAAAAGATGAGAACCTGTCATTGATTTTCAACGATAACAAAATGTGAAGGTATTCCACGATCATTATACAAATTCCACCCTTGCATCACAGAAAGTTGCCCAGTATCTGATTCTGTTGGAGCAAAACTACCAGATACCTCTAATAAACCATCCTCACCATAAGCAATAGTTTCACATTTATAAATCTTATTTTCTGTTATTTCATTTTTAATAGTAAATAAAACACCACTAGGTAAATCACCCACCTTTGCCGTCCTTACTCCTTCTGTACCAGGAACCCAATAATAAGCATTTAAAGAATTAGAAATATCACTATCAGAATTACTTACGATCAACCCATTGTTTGTTTTAGCTCCATTCCTAAATCTTGAAGTATGGGTGACTTCACTAACTAATCTAAAATAATCACCAGGAGCAAGACCTCTGACGTATTGAGGAGCTGTTTTAAACGTCAGTCCATGATCAACTAAACGCCTTGTCTTAATAGCAAAACTAGCAAAAGCTACAGCCTGCACCCTAGAAGTACAAAAACCTGACAAATCAAAAGTTTCAACTGGATCATTTTCTGATCCATGAGGAGCCTCTTCTCGAATCAGCAATGACTTCGTTTCTGGAAAACCATTTATTTCTTCGTCACGATAGAGAACAACAGCTTGGAAAGTTTGCCTTTCTTCTGGACTTAAGAAACTAACTTTAAGATCTTTTATATTGCCATCAGTAAATAAACATTTTACTTCAGGTTTAACCGTTTTATCAATCACCCCTAAGTTGTTATAAGGGACAGAAGGTTTAAGAGAGAACTGGCCTCCGATAATAGTAAAATCTAATAAAAAATACCCAGCATGTTCAAATAAAAAATCTCTTAAATTTAATTTTGAAGAGATAATACCATCCCAAAAGAACCTATTATTCGTACAAAAAACAGCAGATAAACCCATACGTCGGTCATCTACAGAATCAACACCAATAAGTTTGCCAGCCCCTAGTTTTGGATCTGTTAATAACGCATAAGCAATTTCAGGAAATAGACTAGAAGCCCCTTTCTCCCCCTTTTTTCCATTAGCATCGAGTTTTTCTATTTCTATACCCCGTTTGAAATAAGCAGAAAGCTGACTAAAATTTGTCCACTCTTTTGAACTATTAATCCTTAGACCAGCAAAAGCTAAATCACCATACTCAGCAGGTTCTTCTTCGTCTAACGCATTTCCCGTTGGACTTAGAATTTCATTCACGAACACTATTTCATGTTCAGGATCATTCCTATTACTATTTTCATCTCCTTCATACACATTCCAATCAGCTAACGCATCGAAAGGACTGAAATTTTCCTCAAGAATTGATAATCTTTCTGTCGGCTGAACAACTAACTCTATATCCATCCTCACCTGAGTACCCACCGCATTTTCCCAATAGAAATAGCAGTTTTCTCCAGACGTATGGCCCGTAATACCATTAGCACTATCAACATCAACGATCCAAGTGACCCAATGAATCCACTCTTCAGGAGAACCCCCAGGATTTTTAAGTAAACCCATAGATCTATACTTAACTTTTAATCCCAACGTTGTATTGTCGCTTTTATAAACCAAGGAAGGTATGAGAGTTGAAGCATCACCTTTAAGATTTTGATATTGCCCTTGAGAGTAAGTTGCTGAATTTTTTCCCCAAACTTGTCTTGTTACATGAAACTTATGATTATTGTTTTCGGGATGATAAGTAGGAGCAGCAGGACTAGCACACTTATATAAATTAGGTTTTCCAGTACCTTGGACGTACCATTCCCCTCCTCCCGTTCTTGGTGTGTTAAAGGATACTTGAGGCCAAGCACCGTTGTTATTAGGGAATGCCTTACTTGTAAGAGACCCTTTCCATACAGCTATTGTTTGGTCTTGATTGTAGAAAAACTCCCATACATAATTGTCTGGATCATCCTTGAAAAAATCAGGATGCAAATTAGCAGGAGGTGGATTTGTCTTATTCCATAAGACAATGTAGTCTGATCCGTCTCTATCAATTTCTTCTGGACCATAACTATATTTTTCCGTTGGTTCATTAATTACAAGACCGCTATAACCTTTCTCTTCCCACCAAACATTCTCTCCAGAAGGTAAAGTTGCTTTGACAACTTTATCAACTAAAACATTTTTAGCTTCTCCTGTGTTCCACTCAGAATTACTAGCATCATCTTTACTAATCTTAAACTGTGAATCTCCTTGGAAACGTACAAAGAAAGAACCAAGATCATCAATTTTTACAGAATAGTCTTTTAATTCAACATCCTCTAATCTTTCACTGGATGATGTTTCTAAAAGATTAAAACTTTTATCAAAAAGACTTGCCATATATATATGATTTCCAGGGTAAGGTCTAAACCTGTATTCATATTGTTCACGTGTTGGATGTAAAATTGTTATAGAGTTATATAAATACTCTGGACTATTCCCTTCAATAACAAATAAACCTGTATGATCCTCTGTCTCTGTATTTTTTAAATCTATCCATACAGAATCTTTTATCCTCTTCATCTGCAACATAAAGAACGAAAATCTTTTTGCATAAACATTTAATTGACCTAACTGTATCTGTGTCCCAGCGTCAAAAGCTCTCTGTAAAGCTTCTTCGTTTGGCTGACTATTTACATTTGCGAACTGTATCCTTTTATATACTTTAGATTTAATACCTATCTCTGTCGCATCACATTTTCTATTGTTAGTAATAGTTGCAAGTGCAATTTTATAACCTGTATAAACATCATATCCATAATATAAATCATTCTGACCCCGAGGATACACAATGGAATTTATTGCTTTTTCATCCTTGTCATAGTTGTAACTAGGTCCACTAATTATTTGTCGATAAAAAACAGCCCCGAAATCACTTAAACTAAATACTCCTTTCTTATGGAGATCGTTCTCTGCTGTCTGAGTGTCATACCACTGAGGGTTCTCGCAATGCAATGCTAAATTAGCACCAGCAGCACTTATATCCAAAGTACCAGGTTCAATAACTTTAAATGTATATGACCTATGTGAATAAGCTTCTTCTTTGTTCAAGCTCCAAGGTCTTTTTGCTGGATTGATGTGAGTGCAAATAGTGAGAGCAGTTCCAAACATATATTGCTCTCCAATAGCTATTGAATCATCTATCTGCTCTCTAATTGAAACCGTCATACTATCAACATCATCTACTCCATGAGGCTCATAATCATGTCCATGCCCCTGTCCCCCTTTTTGAATCCCATGATTTTTACCACCGATGATTTGATAAATAACTGAAGATCCTTCTGTCACCTTCCAAATATTTTTATCATACTCTTGTCCATCTGGGCCTATAAGTTTCACAAGACCAGCTCTTACAGGCCAATGAGCAAATTCAACTTTTTTCCT